GTTGCGAACGCATCCACTATGTACCTCCTACTTACGCAGTTTTGACAGAAGCAACAACAAGTGCTTCAGGACGAACAACCTTCGAGCCATAAACGTGCAGACCCTTGAGGCCATCAGCGAAACGCTTCTCGAGGCGGTACGCCTCAGTCTTGAGAATCTGCTGTGCGAACGAGGTCGCGATGGACGAACCTGCATAAGCAAGCTGTCCACCACCAGCGAGAGTCACAGTGACCGCAGCCGAAGCAGACGAGTTGACATCAACGGTTGCAACCGAACCAGTAGCGTTCACCGAAACGATCTTCGCCGCAGCACCAACACCAGTACCCGTAACCGAAAGGCCGACGTCGCCCTGGTTGAACTGACCAGCAACACCAGTCAGGCTCTTAGCGCCAGTCACGGTCGTGATTGCAAGCTCTGCACGGTTCGCCTGGAATGCGTTGTTCGACTTGAAAATCTGGAAACCAGAAGCCGTACCAACAAAACCAGTGTGAAGAGCAGAGGTGCCGGACTCGTTAGCCTTGATGAAGCGGCTGTCAAGCTGAAGGCGACCATACGCAGCAGGTGCAAGCACAAGCCAGCGCTGTTCCTCGGGAACGTTTGCCTCATCGAGTGAAACCGAAGCAGGAACAATGAGTCCGTCATAGACATTCGATGCGGTCGTGCCATCGATCAGACCCAGAGTGTTACCTGCACTGAGCGCAATCTTCGACGCAAGGTGACGGTCAGCAACATCACGGAGACCATACGCGGCACTCTGTGTTGCATCCTTCATGACCTTGCCACCGTCGCGAACCTGCGCGTCGTCAACATCGTCAATCTGGAAGTTGAACGCCTTCTGCTGGTCGATAATGAGAAGCTGCTCAGTGTCGGTCAGCGTTTCAGGTGCAGCCAGATCAGTGTTCGTGGCGTAATCCGAAATGGTCGGGTCACCGAACGACGTGATGTGAACAGTGTCACCGAACGCACTGATGTCACCCTCATAGTCGCGGTTCACAATTGCGTTGGAACCGAAGACAAGAGCCTTGTCGAGTGAGGTCAGGAGGTTTGCGTTCCAAACCTCGGGAATAAACTTCGTGATAGCCATGGGTGGCCTTTCTTGTTAGTAGTTAGCGCCCAGATAACTGATCTAGTTGCCCAGCGTTTTGAGCTTTCACAATCTCGGCAGGACTCATCCGTGCGAGATCGGCTTGCGTGAGCTGGGCAGGTTTTGAGTCCTTACCCTTCGCGCCCTGATCGGCTCCACCGTCGAAACGGTTCGGCTTACCCGCAGCCAGATGAGGCTTACGGGCAATCAGGTCTGCGATTGCTTCAGCAAGCGCGTCAGAATCAACATCACCGTCATCGCTCACATCGAACGTGGACAGATCCAGAAACAGTGCGGCATCGGAAGGATCAGCAAGCTTGCTAGTGGCAGCCGTTTCTAGCTTTGCTCGCAGAATTCGATCGTTTGACTTCCCGCGCTCTTCAGCACGCGCTTCAGCCCTTGCGGCTTCTAGTGCTTGCTCTTCGGCGGGCTTATCCTTTAGTGCTGCGTCGGCCTCGCTCTTTTCGATCTTGGCGTTCAGCTCGCGGATCTTTTCGCGGTCTGCTTTTCGTTCAGCCTTCATCGCGGCGAGTGCCTTCTCTCCGGCTACACCTAGAGGCTTTTCTTCCTCGACTGGTGTTACTGCCGGTTCGACTGGTTCTGGTGTTACTTCTTCCGAATCCGTTGCGGTTTCGGTAATGATTTGTTCTGACATTAGGAATTGCTCCAAAATGGGTTGTGCAACATTGCGTTGCGGAATCCCCACCAAAAGAATGGGGAAGATTAGAAAGTGTGTTCGATGACACACCAAAGGCACCCTCTCAGCGGCCCTGTACGGGGTTCTGAGCGAGTTGGATACCGTTCTGGGGTTATCCGATTAATCGACTTTTCGGGGGCCGCATAGGGCGAGTTCCGAACGTGTGTTCTACGGGATCAGACCCAACTTGCGGGCCAACTCATGCACCGACGCCGGCTGATTCACCAAATCATTCAACTGACGAGACATAATCTGGTCAGCCAACTCACGATCAGCACTGGTCAACGGTTGACGCTTCAGCCACGGATTGCGACCAGAACGAACCGTCTGCATCATCAAATCCGCATCATAAAGACGACGCTCAGCAGCAGTCATCGTGTAACGGTTCAACGGATCACGAACACCCGTAAGACGCGCCTGATCAACAGCCGCCGTCGCACCCTTCCGAGTACCACCACGACCAAGAGCACCAAAGCCCTCACGCATACCGATCAGGTTTCCGCCACCAACTTGAGCGCCAGTGATGTAACCCTCATCACGCATCCACGCAATCGCGCGTGTACGTGTACCCGCCTGGGCGTAGATGTCGTCAACGGTGAACTTCGACGGTGTGCCATAACGGGCATTCGACTTCGCGGTGCCCAAACCTCGCAAACGAATATTCTCTACGCGGTAAATGTCTGCCCCGTCGCGAATTGCACGCGCATTAGAGCGACCAATATCGGCTGCACGCTCACGCGAAACACCGTGAGGCCGGAACAGCTTGTTTTGATCTTCCGTGGATAGAGTCTTGAAATATTCGTAAGGGTCAGTAGTGAAGTCGCCCGCAATGTTTTCCGCAGACGGGATATGGCGGCAATCGCAACCGGGGTGACGTTGGAAACCAGCGTTCCAGCGGTACCACTTACCCGCCAAGATCACGCAACGCGAACACGAGGGTGCATTCAACATCCGCACATAGCCCGCAACAGACGGACGCGCAGACATCCCCGCCGCAACACTGCTACGGCCAGCATCAGCAATCTCAGACAAAGCCACCATCGACAGGTACGAACCGCCAGCCTTCAACGCATTCGCAACCGTGTCACCCTCCTTGATGCGGTGCTTAGTCCGCAACACAGAGTTATAAGTGACATCCTCCAAAGCCAACCCATTCGCAGCCCGACCAGCAAACGCAGACGGGACAACATCACCAACAGGCAAATCAACCTGCCGAGTCTCGGCCAACACACGCGACACATAACGAGAACCCTCAGTAGCAGCCGCAAGCTGAGCCGCAGTCAACACACCAACAATCGGCTGTTGCAACATTGACCACGACGCATCAAAGTCATCACCCATGCGCGACCACAGCGACTGAATAGCTTTAGACGCTGCAACCGCTACACGCTGCTCAGTCTTATAGTGTGCTTCCGCTGCTTTCGGGATCATCTGCTACCTCCGCGAATGCGCGCCCAGCCTGAACGATCGGATCTAGCTCTTGTTCCTTCTTGCGCAACGCCATGATGCGAGGAATGTCGAGCGCGGAAATACCATCGAGCTCCATGATGTACTCGAGCGGATAACCAAGCGCCATCTTCTTCACGAGCATGTCCGCCAGTTGAGCCTCAGAACGAATCTCAGGGTTCATCCATGTAGGAGTACCGAACCGAATCATCTCGGCAAGATCCTTATCGCCAGCAGCAAGCGCAAGCAGATAGTTGATATCACGCAGCGACGGGTTTGCAAGGGTCTCAAAGCTGAGAACCTTCTTGTTCAAACCAATCTCCGAAGCCTTCAGCCCCTCACCGTTCACGTTCGACATACCCACCATCGAAATGAGGTACGTCGGCGGTGTTCGCGTCTGTGACGAGATATGCCCAACAGCAGTGCCAATAACATCCGTGAACACGTCCAGCTTCGCGGCTTCCCACGAATCAATGCTCGGACTATCGCCATTGACGTAAAACAGCCTCCGTTCGGAGAGTTCCTTCATGTCAACAGGCTTGGTGCCGGTCTGCTTGCCGTCCTTATCCAGAACCGGAAGCATCGGAGGCGTACCGCCCAAAACAACGCGGGCAGGCATCGACGCATAATCAGCCGACAGCATCAGATACGCCCACATCAGGTTGATGAAGTCCTGCATCGGAATCACGCCGGCAAGCTCCGAGAGAGGATCACCCTTCAGTGAAGGACGGTTAGGAACCTCAACCACGGGCACAACGCCCATCGGGTTGTGTAGGGGCCATACCTCGTCGGGAACTTCCCGAGCAATCCAGCCACCGTCCGATGCGTAACCAGTACGCCCCTGCTCAGCCTGCGAATCACGATCATTCGCAACCGCAACCCGCGGACGCTCGTACTTAAACAACCAATCGGGAGTGTAGAGAGTGGCGTATTCGGTTTCTTCGTCAACCCACGTCTTCAGCGCAGCCTTACGAACGCGAGGATTCTCGAAGTCGTACTCGATCTCCACGTTCGACGGGTGCTCCCACGTCAACAGGGGCTCGTCTGTGTTCTTGTCACCCCAGACAATCGCAAACGACCGCTTAGCAGTCAATGTCGTCTGGAACCCTTGAGCGGACTGTGCCTCGCCATCATTACGGAGCCAATGCTTGTGCAACTCAGATGACGCCTTTGCGGAATCCGGGCCAAGGTTCATCCCGGTGTACTTGATTCGCTCAGCTTCAGCATCCACCACAGGCGCTGCCCAGTTATCCGAGAAACCCGCATAACGTTCAGAGTTCGCCTTCCGCCACTCGGCAGTAGCAAACGACAACGGCTGGTCGCCGTTGTAGTAAGCCTCGAACTTTTCAATCTCCGGACGGCGGGCATTCAAACGGGTATAGATCCGCTGTACTAACCGCAACGCTTCAGCGTTATCCATATCCAGCCTCCAACATCAGGGCACAAAAAAAGAGCCCCCAATCTGGAAGCCCTACATATAAATCAACATCTCAGACGGAGCAGCAAAGTCACCATCACGCAAAGCATCCATCGTCGCCTCGTGAACAAGAGTCGAAGACATCGCCTGGTCAATCTTTGAATGATCGGCACCATGCGGCTTACCGATGACATAACGGCCACCAGTCTTAGCAACCATCACCGCATTCGTGACGTGGTTACGAGTATCAAGATCGCCATCATGCGAGAACGAACTATCAGGACTACGAATAGCCGAACGGAACTGCTCGAGACTCGCGTGCATCGGCGTAATACGCGCACACGACCACGGAATAAACACCTTCGGGCCATACTTAGCCGCCCACTCAGCAAGCTCAGTACGCCACGAATCATCATCCAGAACAGACTCATCAACCGCACCCATAGCCGACCCAGCAGGGTCAATATAGGCACGAACGATACGAAATTCAGAAGCAAGGAAATCGACCGCAGCACGAACCTCACCACGCGGGATAAAACCACCAAAGTTCGCAGGATTCCACACAGTAGGCCGCAAATCTCCACCAACGTTGTATGTCGGCGTGAACTGGTACTTATCCTCAGTCTCAAGGCGAATACCCGTCCAGTCATTGTTGTTCGACAAGTCCATGCCAAGCGCAACAGCAGTCCGCGGCTGCACAATGATCAGTTCCTTAGACTTCTTCGCATCCCACTCATCACCGATAATCCACTTACCAGAACCAGACACAAGACGATTGCCGAAAAAGCGTTCAGCCTGTGCCGGATCACGCTTCATAAGACTCTTAGCAAGCGCCTCGATCGAATCAAGGTTCACCCACCAAGAACCCTCATAGGCGTACTCGTGAATGCGGCGACGCTCAGCAGCAATCTCGTACCGAAGCACCTTGCCATCATCACCACGCAACGAATTCGGGTCACGATAGAAAACAAACACATCATCTTCATGCGCCTCAAAAACCTGCTGAGCATACGAATTCTCGGTAGGGTTCCAAGCATTAGTAGTCAAATGAGTTCGGCCACCCATACCAGCCGCACCACGCGCCTGCGTATCGGCAGTATCAACCATCTTGTTCTGCTTCGTATACAGCCCCGCCTCATCCTGCTCAGCATCCGAAATCGGGTTACCAAGACGAGAACGAGCAGAAGCAGTCACAACATCAATACGGTCAAAATCATCCTGATCAGACAGACCCAAAATGCGGATGAAGCCCTCACGGACAGCCATCATGCGCTTCAGCGGACCAAGACGAATCATTGCCGTCAATGGGCGATAGATATTCGCGGCCTGGTCCTCAGAGTTGGCGGTGATCTGAATTAGCGGTGACGGGTGACGCATCCCCATAGGCTCGCCCGCCTGATAAACATAACCGTCATCAGGGTCATCACCCCAACCGCACTCGCAGCCATAATCAGCACACAAGTACACCTCGCCACCCACAGCCCAACCAGCAAACACCGACGGGCCACACGCCTCAAACGCAACCTGCGAAGCAGAAAACGGACCCTTACCCGTCTTCTGCGGCGCAACCACCAAAGTCATCCGATAGAAAAACGCCTGGTTCAGAACAGGCGGCTCATCCGGGCCAACACGCTCAGGAGGAACAAACACAGCATCCTCGCGCACACGATACCTATTCGCATGGCACCAAAACTGCCAATCAGCCATCTCAAACGGCTTACCTCGCGTAAAACCATCAGGAACACGGCAATGACGCTTAATCCACGCATCGCCAAGATCACCCAACGTCGGAAAATCAATAGCAAACTCACTCATTAGAGACAGCTCGCAATCGACGCTTCGGAGCCTCCTTCGGCTCTACGGAATTCTTCTCACGCTTCTCGCCAACATCATCAGCAGCAATCGCCCAACCGTTCTCGATCAGACCAGCCGGCGTAAGACCAAGATCAGCGCGGGCCTGCCGAATGTGCGTAAACACAGCAATAGGGGCATCGGGATCTTCCGACAACACCTGCAACCGCGCCAGATCAGCAACATGTGACCAGCGCCACGACTGAACCGCCCAAGCAGCAGCCTGCGGAGTACGCCACAAGTCAGACCAAACCTCAATATGACGTTCCGAAACATTAGGGGAAGGGAACTCGGGAATATCACCATCGAACCCACCCGAAGGCAACGCCGAAAACGACACATTGCGGCGATCAGAGCGACCCGAGTTCGGATCAACCGCAGGGCCAGACCTATTTCTACGACCACCAGAAGCCATCGTCATCACCTCCAACCCGCATTGCGCGGAACAGAAAAGGACACCATTGCGGTGGCCTAAAGAGTGCCCGAGTGGGCAAAACCAAAAATGTTTGAACCCTCCGCGACGTTTAGCGCCCA